TTCAGCGCATACAACGTGTCCGTGATATGCTCTGCGACCTTGACCACAATGTAATTGAAGGGCTTTGAAACGTCCGTCTGAAACCAGACGTGCGTACCTTCATAAAGCGGTGTGTTGTGCTTTTTGCTGGACGAACTGACAACGTAGCTGTAATCCGTAAACGCTCCAAAAGGGCTTGCTTCCGCAGAACCAGTAGGCGGGCTGACGTTCAACATCAGCTTTGCAGGGTCACTCCACGTCTGCGATGTTTCGCCGGTTTCGTTTCCCCATTCGTCCACAACAGGTTCTTTCTCGCCGACCGGGTTTGAATACCACAGCGGGCGCTTATCCAGTGGGCTTCCATTGAACATCAGCCAATAACACCTACTCTCGGAACCACTTCATTTAGCAGGGACTGTGCCACATCGGAGCTTTCCCACACACGAGTAATGCCGTTGTTGGTGTAGCTCGTTTGTCCGTTTGCGCCGATGTGGTTGTACAGTTCTGCTGCAATGCGTATCTGCAACGACTGATACTGCAAGGGTAACTCGTCCGGTTTGTTGCCGAAGGGGTAGCCCTGTGCAAATATCTTGTCTTTGGCGAAATCAAGCAGCAGGTCGAAGAGTGGGTAGTCCTCGTCCGTGATTTCACGGTCAAGTGCAGGGGCAATGTACCGCCCCAGTTTGACTGCCGCTTCGGAATGCTGGTCTCCCATGCTGCTTTCCTCCTTTCACCTTAGTAAGCTTTGATGCAGTACACAGCGTCCATGCGCTCAAAGGACGGCAGAACGATTTCAGAAGCGTAGACATTGGCATTGACCGGGTGAATAGTCAGCTCGGTAGTGATGGCAACGCCGGTGTTCACGATGGACACGGATGCGCCAGACTGACCGGACAGCAGGTCGGCTTCCTCAGGAGTAGTACCGTACCAAGTGCTGCCCAAAGCGCCGGAAGGAGCAACCACCACCATGCCATCAGGCAGATACTTCTCACTTGCGCTGTACTGGTCTGCCTTAAACATCTTGTCGTACAGATGGATGGTTAGACCGGTTGCAGATTCGACAATCTGCCGTGCTTCAGCGTCCAGCAGAACGGCGTTTGCCTTTGCGGTGACAGTCATAAACCGATTCTTCACCTCGTCCGCAGCAATCATGTTGCGGAAGGTGGCAGTGTTCATGTACACCTCAGTTACGACCTCGCCAACGCTTGCCAAAACAGCGTCCTTTGCGGCGTTCAGGTCTGCAATGGGGGTGGCGGTGGTGACGTTCCACTTGGACTTTGTGGCAGAGACTTCCTTGTAGTTGGTGGACTTCCAAGTGCCGTCCGGGTCGTAGTTGTAGGTATAGTTCACGCCGTTTGCCTTGATGGTGATGCCGGGAACGCCATTGGTAGGAACCAGCAGCTGCCAGATCATGCGCTCAGGAACGATACGAGCACCAGTGATAAGCTGTGCGGTGTCATCGTACAGACGGTTCATCACGTCACGGGCATAGGGGTCGTTGCTGTCCAGAACACGCAGGATTTCCTGACGGTCTTTCTCGCCCAGATGGTAGCCTTCGCGGAAGAACGGCATCTCGGTCTCATCGAACTTGAAGCCCTCACGGGTGCGGAACGTAGCCTTTGCGTCAAATGCGCTGGGCATCAGAGAAACGCCCACGCCCTTGTGACCACGCAGCCACTTCAGGTCAAGACCGGCCTTCTTCTTAGCGGGGAACAGTGCATCAGATGCAAAGGGCATCGCATTGGTAGGGTCATTCGTCCAATAGGCGGCAATCGCAGCCGGGGCAAAGACTTCCTTAAGATTCAGTGCCATGTTGTTTTACCTCCTATTAAGCGTTCACGCTGATGTTGTCACGGCAGAAAATGCCGGGGACGGCAGTCTTGAGTGCCTTGATTGCATCAGCGTCATAGGTGAAGCTGGAACTTGCTGCCGCCTTCTTGGTGTCGATAACACCGCGAATCAGCAGGGAAGCATTGGGGTTCTCTGCCGGGTCAACGTCATACAGCAGGATGCCGTCAGCGTTGATGGTCTTAGAACCGGTCTCGCCAGCAGCAACAGCTTTCTTGCCAGCCAGCGTCATGGGATAGCCAGCCTTAACCGCAGCAGTTTCGGTCACGGTAAAGGGAATGGCGGTGTAGTCATTGGAAGCAAGGATGGTATCGTTGATTCCGTTGACCGTGTTTCGGGTAAACCTCATGTTTTCCTCCTTGTTAATGGAAAGCACTCATTGCGTCACTCGATGCCTTAGAAGTATTTGCGTTCTGCTGTGCAAGGCTCTTAGCAAACGCCACGCCCTCACTGTCAGAGCCGCCCTTGCCATCCGCACCCGGAGGTGTGGGCATATCCTTCAACAGAGAAGCCTTGTATGCGGTGTCATGGGCGGCCATAAACTCCGACTGGAACTTAAACACCTTGTCCATGTCGCCGTCAGCCAGTGCAGATGCAGCCTTGCCGGCCAGTTCAGCGTCATAACCCTGTGCAACGAACTTCTCACGGTAAGATGCAAGGGTCTTTTCCTTGACGAGGTTCTCTTTGTCGGCAGTCAGAGCTTCAATCTGCTTCTGCATTTCTGCCAGCTTGTCAGCCTGTTCCTGTGCAGCGTTCTCGTCATCGGTGCGCTTTGCTTTTAGCTGCTTCTTGTACTCGGCAGCTTCGCCGTTGGCTTTCGTCACGGCGTTGCGCAGTTTCTCGACCTCTGCGTTAGGGTCTGCAACCTTTTCCAGCGCAGAAATGATTTCATCGGCGGTCATGCCCTCTTTGTAGGCATCACCAAGCAACACATCGAGTTTCATATCGTTAATTTCCTCCTGCGTTTTTTTACCGTTGCTTCCCTGCAACGCTGCGAAATTTATATCCCGGCTTCCCTGCCGAAATATGCAAAGGGTTATTCACCCTCTGTTTCTTTATTGGTGCTTTCAGCCTGTCCGTTCGATGTTTTGTTGGCATCAACAACTTGTTCAGGCTGTTTCTCCTGCGGTTTCGGGGCTTTGCCATCCTCGCCTAGCTTGCCAGCGGCAATCAGGAAGGGCTTGCTCATTTCATAAGCAGCCTGCGGGTCAGGGAACAAACCGGGCGTTGTGAACGCCAACTGCGGGTCGATGGTCTGACTGAGCATCTGCGCAAAAATCTGAACCTTGCTTTGCTGATTGTCGTACTGACGGCGGGGCAGCTTGATGTTGATGTCGCTTGCCATCAGCTTAGAACCAGCCGTATCACGCAGGATTTTCAGCATTACAGACAGGCTTTGGCGTTCCGAGAACTTGAACATATTCTCGTACTGCTGCGCCCTTGCTTCTGTGTGATTCCAGCCGTTGCGGACGATGACTGCGCCCACGTTGTCAGACGTTGCGTTTTCACTACCAGTGGCACTAGGCATGGCAGTTAGGCTGCGGTACACGTTCAACATAGAATCAAGCAGAATCTGCGTTTGCTGCTGGTTCAGCTCGTTTGCAAGCTGTTTTACATCGGCAGCAAGTCCAGAAGTAGACTTGATCGACATTGCGCCCATAGCCTTAACAGCTTCCAACGCTTCTTTATCGACAAGACAGTTAATAAAGACCAGGATGGATTGGATGAACTGCTCTACGCCATCGAGACGATTGCTCTCCAACAGGTTGATGGCATCTAATACAGGGATAGCGGGCTCAAACAGACCCATGCGCTCCGGGTTGAGCTTATATTCGACCATCGGCAGCATTCCAAGAGAATGATTTTCCGATTTTGTAACCTTACCGTTGTCGATTTCAAAGTACTGGTTTGGTGTGTACACGCAAATAAGGTCGTTCAGGTCGTTCTGATAATTGCGTGGGATGTGCAGCACGTTGGCAATCGGTTTGTGACCGATGCCGGAGTTGTAAATCACATACGCCATGTCGGGGTCGGGAACGTCCACTAGCAGGGGTGTTTCGTCCGGGTAGTTTCCGCCATACCCCTTGTCAGGAAGAACAATGCGGTATCCCTGTCCGCACTCCAACATCCACTGCCAAAGCCGCCGATCAAGCGCGTCCTTGCCCTCATACTGCAAGGCGTTGGACAGGCGGGCGATTTCCTCACCGTCACCTGTTGCCGTTTCAGACCGCACATAAGAGCACGGCGTGCCGCTCATGTAGCCGGTGTAGAAGCCCACACACTCGTTGGCGTGGTTCTCTACAATGCGGTTCGTGATTTCAGCGTGGTATTCCTTCGTGCGATTGAGGACAGGTTGACTACCCAAATAGTAGTTGTGCAGAAAGCGAATCTCGTTCTTGTTCAGCAGATGAATAGGTTCTGCCTTGCCCATAACCACTTTCAGCACGTTCGCCTGATTGATTTCCGTCTCCGGCGTTTCAATCGGTCTGCGCCCGGTCAGCGGCTCATTCAAAAAGCCGCCAACAACCATCTGATACTCAGCCATGCGTTCCTCCTTTCCAGCAAAATAAAAAAGCGCAGCAAGACAAACCTGTTAAGGTCTATCTCACTGCGCCAAAACTGCGCTTCAAAAGCTATTTACTTTTCCGGTGGATGGATGATTTTCACCCATCCTTCCCTTGTATCTCCTTCGATAACGCCCTTGCATCTGTCGCACTTGAAATGGTATCGTCCGTCTACTTCGCCAAGATAGCGGTTGCAGCGGACGTTCTTATAGATTGGATTCTGCCTGATACAAGGGCAACAAATTCTAACTAGCATGAGCACTCCTTTCGTTGAATTTCTGGAAACAGGCTGTTTAGCACAGCCCTGTCAGAAGCTACTGGGAAACTGTTCGCACTACCAGTCATGCTAGGCTCTGACTTGTCGGGTGTCAAAAGCCACGATTGCCCCGACTGGAGCAAATCGCTGATGGACACAGAAGATGGATTTGAACCACCGACCTTCGGGCTATGAACCCGACGAGCTACAAGACTGCTCCACTCTGTGTCATGTACCCGGCTTAATTCATCGTTGCTCTTTGAAATGGTAAAATGTCACAAAACCCATTTCATCGAGAGCCGGGAATAACGATTGGAGGTTGTAAAAGGAAAATTTCCATGAAAACAGAAGTGAATCGTTGTGCTGCGTAACGGAATCGAACCGTTGCTTGCCAGCCGTGGGGGGAGACAAGCTGGCATTCCCCTTACAATCGGAAACGCAACATATAAAGCCCGGTGAAGGCGAAAGAGTGAGAAAACCTCCACCGGTGAAAGGAGGAATATGCTTGTTGACACGCACGCGAGTAAAATGACAAAACCCCGCGTGCAAGCTATTCCTTAGAGGAAGCTGCAAAACTTCCTGCATACATTATAAGCGTTGTCAAGTGGTAAAATCAAATAAATAGACCCAGCGAACACAATATATTGTGTTTTTAATCAAAATGGACGCTTGACAGGTTCGATTTTACTGATTCCGTTATACAATTCATCGGCAAGCTGTGCCAGACTGTCCGGCGCATCATCGTGCGGAACTTTGCCAAGCTGTGTGAACATCGTCACCTGTTCCATGAACGCCTTGTACTCTTTCGACTGGTGCTTCTCGTCAAGGAAATAGAACCGTTTGATGTCTGGCGCATACTGAATAATTCTGGACAGCTTGCTTTGACCACTTGGCGCACGTTGGCTGCGGACAGAGCAGTGATAGCCTTGCTGCCGGAGCTGGCTGTCCACTACGTCACAATATTCATCACCGCCGTTGTTGGCTTCGCCACGCACCACATTGATTTTGTGCTGGATGATTTTGCCCACGACTTCCGGTCTGGTCACGGTTTTATCGCCATTATTGAACACAAGGTCAGGGATGAACACGGCATCGCCATACACATAGGCGATAGGACAGGCGGTAAAGTCACCGCCACCCCATGCAATATCCATGACCATGAGCTTGCGATCGGGCTCTCCATCCGGAAGAATACCGTTGTAATACCGTAATTCATCGGCAGGGAACAGCAGACCTTCACGCACATAAGGCTTGCCCATGTATTTTGCCCACCATGTTGCATCGTCAATACTGGCTTTCATGTCGGCATAGTAGGAATCGTCAAAGCCAACGCCGTAGTCATAATTGAAGTTGCTGTGTCCGTTCTCGTCCACCGCAGGAATCACCCGGAATCGGTACTTTGGGTTGTCCGCATACTGATTCTGGATCCGTCCCAGAGGGTCAAGCACGTTCCAGCGTGTACCGACCATCAGCTCCAATGCACCCTGCTTTTTACGGTCTTTTAGCTGGTTCAAGTAGGCATCGTATTTGTTGTTCAAACGCTCAACATTCAGGCTTTCCTCCAAGTCCTCAATCAGGTCATCACTGTACAGAACGCCGCCCTCGCCGATTTCAACTGCGCCAGTCAGCGTACCGCCAATGGAGCGGCAAGTCAAAGTGGGAAAACGCTTTTTGCGGTTCAGGTCAACGCTTTCGTCTTTTGCACTCTTATCTACAAGCTGAACGTCAGGGAAGATTTTGCCCCAGTTATAGGTCACGGGGTCAGTGATGATAGACAGAACTTCTCCATAGAAGCCATTGGTCAGCTTGTCGGAATGTCCGCTCATAACCGATGCAACGTCAGGGCGGTTGCCCATCAGCCATGTGATAAAAAATATACAGAGCGTACTTTTTCCAGTTCTCGGAGGTTGACTTACTCCCAGAAATTCTACACGATGAAAAAACAAGTCCTCTAGGTCACGAACCAACGTCAGAAGAACCTTTCTTCTCGGCTGATAGAACTTCTTTTCCGGCGCACGGTTCCATTCAAGGTAGATGCAATAGCTGTCAAATACATCCTTTGCTTCAAACAGGTACGTTCGGCTGATAATGTCATAGACTTTTGCCACGTCCTCACCTGTTTTCATCTTGCCCATCATGGTTGCACAGACAGAGCGCAACTCGCCAGAATATTTGTAGGCATCGAACCGCTTGTCTTGCGACAGAGCGTCCCTCAAATTCACGACCGCTTGAAACCAGTCCTCGTAGACCTGTGCTTCTGTCGGATTCTGCTTTGCATACGCTTTGATGCTGTTGATGATGGCAATGCACTGTTTTGGCTGCATAAAAAATAGGCACCCCCTACCTGAAAATGTAAAGAGTGCCTACAACTGCACAAAAATCAAATATTCGGTTTTATAATTTCACTTCAGAAAATTATTTACTAAAATCCATCTTAATAAATGGGTTGCACAGTTTATTTGACTTCTTCTGCAAGCTGGTTGAGCCTGCGTTTCAACTCGTTTGCATCATAGTACAAAGCGTCTGCAATGGCATTGAGAATGTCGGGCTTGTCGGTGTAATCGCACAGCGTTTCAATGAGTTTCAAACTCTGTTCTGACAATTTTGCAGTTTTCATGCTGTTTTTCCTTTCTCATTCGGTTTTATTCTAGGTTGCGAACAACGTCACCTGTTCTGTTCAGCAATCCGATACCATGTCTGGCGGGTCAAATAATGTTCGCTTGCTCATCAAGCCACGTTTCGCGGTCAAGTCTTTCCTTCTTTTCGATTAAGGTAGGAGTAAACGTTTTATCGCTCTTCCATCCAGCGTATTTCTTAAAATACGCAAGATAATCTTCTGTTATTGCGGAAATGCTTTCCAAAATAAATGTAAGAAGAGCAACTCTCATTTGCCGCTTAAACGTTTCGGAAGGGCCTTCTTTCTTGAAATCAAAAAATATGTTTTCATCATAAAACAAAACATTGCATTTCTTAGATTGGCATTCCAGCATAAAGGAAGTAAAATCTTTGCAGTTTACAAAATCGAAAACCGAACGAAATGTCAAATCTGCATCTTTTTTGATAAAATCCCAATAAAACGGTTTTTGCTTTTCCATATTGTTCTCCTTTTCTCTTGCCTGTTGGAGAAAAGAATGGTATACTGTGGTTGCACCATTCTTTTTCCTGTTTTGGTTGGTTTGGTGTACTCTTAGCGGTGGCTTGTGGTTGGGCTGCCGCTATTTTTATTTGCGTATCTTTCGACACGCTCATACCAAGTGGATTTCCCGATGCCAAGCTGCTTGCAGCACTCTTTTACAGTGATTTCGCCTTTTTGCTGTTGTTTTAATAGGCTTTCAAACTGCTGCTCGTCAACTTGCTTTTCCTGTCTGCCGAAGCTACGGCCTGTTCTGGCTGACACTCGCTTGCCGTCAACAATGGGCATAGCGGCTATGCCCTCTGCCTGACGCTGTTTGGTTTTCTTGCGCTCCTGTTCAGCTACTGCACCCAAAACCTCAATAAGGATGTTGTTTACCATTTCCAGCACCCATGTCTGGTCTTGGAAGTCAATAAGCGTGGTCGGAATATCGAGAATGCGAACAATCACGCCTTTTTCTTTGAACCATTGAAGTTCTCGCTTCATTTCGTCTTTGTCACGCCCGAATCGGTCAAATTCCTTGACGATGACTTCATCCCCAGCCTTGACAGTCTCTTTCAATCGTTTATACTGCGGACGGTCAAAGCTGCTACCTGTCATTTTATCACAAAATACATTCTCGTCCGGAATGTCAAACCGATCTCGTGCGATTTTAAGCTGTCTTGCAAGATTTTGCTCTTTGCTCGACACTCTCGCTAAGAAATAACGCATTGCAATCACCCGTTACTTGTCAATTTTGATTTTATAAGAGTATTCATCCAGTTCCTTCGTGGTTTTCGGCCTAAGAATGACTTCGTAATCCAGTGCTTCTGCAAATTCGCATAATTTTTTCACAGACATATTGTTGCCCTTCAAACGTTCTCCAACGCCAGAAGCAGACTTGTAACCCATATCGTTAGCAAGAACTTCCATCGTTTTAGGAGGGCGGCTCTTAATCATAATATCTTTAATGATTTCGGTGACAGTCATTTTAATTTCCCCTTTCTTATAACGGCTCTTTTTCTGTATCCATGTTACCATGTTTTCATGGAAATGTCAAGCGTTTATTTTTATATATTATATAAATATACTCTAGTATGTATTTATACATACTAGAGTAGTATAAGGGTGTTTACTTAGTTAATCACAATCAAGTAAAAAATTTTCTATAATAAGGAGTGATTCTGCCAAACTTCATTTTCGTAAAACTTTGGGTCTTGACAAGCATATTTTCACGCTTTATACTTGTTCCAGCGAAAGCGAGGTGATAGGC